GATTTAGACTTTGCCACACGTGGACTGTGTGTATCTCTGGATCTTCGTAATCAAAATTAAAAGTATCTACAATCCTAGCATCGCCGTCCACTACCCAAAACATTTCGCTTTTTACACGCTTTGCTGCTTCAATGTGTGCTTGATGTATTCCCTTAACACCAGATACTCGTTGTGCTCTAGGAAATTTACTTTTTAAGTTGTGCCAGTTTTCGTCAGCATTAGGTTCGTTGTAAGAAATAAAAACAATGTCAAAGTTTGATCCTACAGATTTAGGATCACTAGCAGTAATATCTATTTCTTTTTTGTTAATAAAGAATCGGTACTTAAATTCTTTATTTGTAACTGTGGTAGTTTTAGGAAACAAACAAACACCATTAAAATGATTACCGTTTTTAAAAACGTGTACGTATTCTAAATCCCACTTAGTTGCTTCGTAACTAAAATCAAAGTCGTTTCTAATAACTAGGTCGCTCCACACTAACCAGAATAACTTTGTGAACGATTTCTTTTTTATGTCATCTATACCAGTAGCGTTTTCTACTTTTTGAGCATTAGGGAATCTTGACTTAAAACTTTTCCAGTCTTGTTCGTCAATTGCACCAGTGCTTACATAAAATAGATCATATTTCATTGATTGTAATAAGTTCTATTCATCTCTAAAGTTTCTTCGTACAGATCTAATGTGTACTTACTTTGCTGTGCATTTAGCCACGGCCAGTCTAACCCTAGCTGATGTTTAATCTTGGTTCCTAGATCCTGTGCATCTTCTTCGACGAATGTATGATTAACATTTTGCTCGTAAATGTTTTTAAGAATTTCAAAGTCTCTAACATCAACGTAATTCCAGTCTGTGCAATTAGTCATCCATGTTCCCATTCGAGCACCAAGGATAGCATACTTACCGTTCTCTTCGTGCATGCCGACTGTAGACCACATACGCAATCTGTGAATATTATGCCACCAAATTTCTTCTTTTATTTTCTGAGGAGGAACCTTAACTCCGTCAAGCAAGGTCATCTTTACACCTTCACGGAATCCTGCTCGCCATGCTTGAAAAGGACTTCCAGTAATAATGCTTTTGCTAAAGACCCTAGGAAAATTTTTGTAACCTTGTTCCCAACAAAAGTCTACTTGGCCGCGATCAGTTGTGCTATTTTCATGAGTACGCATATTCAGAACAAAGTCTTTTTTCCAGATCTTTAATCCGCCGTTACCGTAACGCAAACCATTAATAACATTCTTTCCGCACCATCCGTAGACCTGGATGTCAGGATTGCTCATGTCTAAATCTAAATTAAAAAACTCTGGATCTACAATGTTATCTGCATCAACAGTAATGAACCATTCAGTTTCACTTAATTCTGCTGCGGCTTTGTGTGCATGATCGCTGCCTTTTACTCCATGGACACGTTTTGCCCAAGGCACTTTGTCACACAAGTCTGCATAATGCAAATCTGCATTAGGTTCGTCGTAGCTTAAAAAGACAATGTCAAACTCTGTAACTCTCATTTAACTTCCATTATATACTTTTTGAATAGGCGTCTTGTAAATATACTAAATTTTTTAGGTAAATGCAAGTCCAAAGTATACGGATTGTTAGTTAACTCTTCTAAATTTACAGAAATATCTTTAATTAACTTATGAGGATCGTTATACTCAGTAATAAAAAAGTTTAATTGAGTATCTCCGCTCCAAATTGTTTTCTGTTTCTTCACTGAAGTTTCAATTAAAGGTCGTGTTCCTTGGAACCTTTCTGTTAACTCAATCGTTAATTGTTTTGCTTCGTGACTATAAGAAGTATAAATGTCAGAGTCAACAAAGTCTACAAATTTGGATTCCGGAATTCTATGTAGTACATCGTCAATCTTATAAAGATTCTTTACTTCTTTAATTTCTAATTTAAGATCGTAGAAATCAATAAAGCAGTTATGTATGTTTACTCTGCACTCAACAACATCAATAAAAAATTCTTTATCGATAGGTATCTTATTATCGATATCTTTAAATGAATTTTCTGGACCTATGCTTATGACTGCTCCAGTTTCTTTGTCAAACACTGCAACATAATTTATAGGTGCAAGGTCTATCTGAGGAAACTCAAAGTCTAGTTCTTCTTCCATGCTATTTCCTCTAATATGCTAATTGCTTCAACTGTCATTTTATCTTTTTCAACATAATGAACAATATCTGTTTGCTGATAATTTCCTAATTTTAAATTGCCCGTTGAATCTAAATAAAATCCAACATGATCCGACGCTAGATCTGCCGGCCACGGCCATCCTTGGACTGCCCCTTTAAAATGTACTACCTTAGGAAAATCTAAATCATAAGAAATGTCATCTGTAATATCTAAAATTTTAGCAGATAATGAAAACGCTTCGTCAGTCCCTACTATCTTAGGCTTGTATTCGCTCAAAAACAAATTAGAAAACACTGTTTGGTTTGTAGTTATATGTCTTACCAAAGAAAAGAATTCGTTAACTAGTGCAGAGTCTTTCTTAAAAAATGTATAAAAGGAATACAGATTAGGTAAATCGTTTTTAGTAAATGCCTTGCGATAGTAATCACTAGTAACTACTTCTCCCCTGTAGGTATATGCTTTATTAGGAACATATAATTCTGCATTTTCAATAAAATAATCAATCCAATGACTATAATCCCTAAAGAACAGCATATCTGAATCTAAACAAACTGTGTAATCAAACGGTGTTAATTGGTCCATCCAACTGCGACCGTCCCAGAATGTTTGTTCACTCCACTCGATTACATAATCAAAGACCCAAGTTGACTTAAATTTATCTAGTCTAGACTTGTCATCTATTACTAACGCAACGCGATCGTACCCTTCCTTTTGAGTATTTTTAATACTCAAGGCAAGTGCATATGCAAGACTATCGTAGTCTACAGTTTCATGTTTAGAAACTACTATTAAATATCCAAAATTCATATTAACTTTACCAGACTTTCGTAATTTCTAATAATGCTTTGTTTATTCATTACGTGTAAGTCAAGACCTTTAAACGAGGCAGCAACATAATCACCTGTTTGTCCTATTGACAATAACATTGTTAGCTTACCCTCTTCGTTGACTGAATTTAAAATATCTCGATCTATGCAAGACAATACGGGAGGTAATTCTCCAGTAGACTCTTCTTGAAATCCGTACATTAAATGTCTTGCTACACTAAAGGCAATATCGTTTCGAAACATTCCAGGGTGGAATCTAAATAGATCTCCGTAATATTCATAGTTGTCTTTAATATACGCTACCAAATCAAATAATGTTTTAGATTCTTCGGACTTGTTGAACATTAACGTAGTGGCCCAATATAACTTTATGCCAACATCAGATGTATATTTGTCATCATATCCTCGGCGATCAATGTCACACGCATCTTTAAATGCTGACGATATCTGCGGCATTGGATCATCAGTCCAATAGTTGTTCAATGTATTGCTAAAAATTAAATAATCTGAATCAATTAGTAATGTTTGATCATAAGGTGTTATATCGTATGCAGACGACCTGTTGGTGTTTAAAAACGAAACAGATGATTTATTAGCTCCGTCGTGCAGATTTCTACGGTTATTGGTGTTTGGTTTTTCAGTTAAAATAATTTTGTCAAACAATAACTCTGCGATTTCAAAAGATTTCGATTCTTTCATCCATTGCACAGTAGATTCATCTGTTACTAATGAAACTGGTCGAGATAAATTTTTCTTTGCAAGGCCTCCGGCTATAATAGCTAACCTTGCATAGTCAACATCTCGACTATTGTGTGCATATATTAGTACGCCTTGAGTCATAGATCCAATAATTTCTCAACACTTCTACTAGATTTGATCTTTTGAAACTTTTCGTAGTACTCCAAAGTGGCAGAAAAGTATCGATCAAATAGTTCGTCTTTAAACTTGTTAAGATCGTCAATTAGAATTGGATTCTCGTTAGAGTCAATTATAACTACCCCTGAGTCTCTGCCCTGGTCAATTAATAGTTGAACAAAGGTAATTAGAGTTCTGTCTACTTTGAATATACCGCCGTTGGCAGCATAAGTTAGTTTTGCTGCCATTTGCTCTTTTAAATTTTTTCTTTGAATTGCTAGAGTTTGTCTATAGTTTGAAAACTCGAGTGCCTTCGTTAAAATAGGATCCATATATACCTCGTAGTGAGATATTTACGAATCCTATCCAATAAAATCCAAGAATCTGAAAAGGTTAGTTGTTTGATGGACCCGACAAATCTGGACCGTTTCTAGTTCCGCCCACAATAAAGCTCATACTAGAAATACCAATCACAGAGTATCCGCCAGCACCGCCGCCACCGCCCGAGCTGCCTGTTCGGTTTGGTCTGTTTC